GTTTCCTGCCCAAGTTGCTGATCTGCCATGCCGTTCCTCTCTCTGGCGTTTGTTTCCGCACTTCCCTGTGCGCTTCAGGTGCGCTTTTTACGCGGCGCGTGGCGATGGGCCGTATTATCGGGGTGTGTCGCAAAGGGCCATGTACTCGTCGATGAGGCCGATGGCGTTCCGCGCCCCCTCGCATACGGCGGCGCACATCCCCTGCCCCCTCAGCAGGTATATCCAGTCGGCCTGCTCTCGCGTGGCCTTGCCGCCCTCGGCCTTCATCTCGATG